TTAATGGTGGGTAGTTCCATCACTCTTTGGTATTGAATGTTTTACTCTATACTTTCCACTTGGTTTGGATCGGGAATCGCGATATTAAATACCTCCGATGCAAACATCTGCGCTTCATTGACTAACTCCATAAATTCGGAAGTGCTCAAGTCCGACGTTCCCCGCTTCTCCTGGAATACCTCACCCTCCAGAACGCTCTCTTGTAAGATTACCGAATCGCCATACTTTTGGATAATTAGGTCGGTGATTAGCTGATGTGTTTGTTCTTTGTTTCGCGCCATTCCAGCCTCTCTAAAGCAGTCTTGAAAGATTGGTACTATAACTCCCCACCAATAAGCATTCTGTTCATTAGATCGCTTCTTACGCCACCTCTCGATGGTGATGCTTACCTCTCGGCCTTCGTGTTGTCTTAATGCTGCCTCGAGTAGCGGCCTATTCTTGCGAACCTGGCCGCCCTCGATTGAGCACTTTATCTCTATCTTTCTCATAACCCGCCGTGAATATATTCAAAGCTATCATCGTATGGTGAGCCGTTCTTCATATAACGGTCTGATGCGATATCTAAGATGTCCTGAACCTCGTCGCTGATATCTACCTTGTAAACTAACCCGGTGTTATCGTTCTCGATGTACACGTAGTGGTAGCTGCTATCTAAGTGAATCTCCTTTGTTCGGTGGTTATTGCGATCGTCTTGGAAAACTTTGTAAGATACCTCCACAAAGTACATCACCTCATCTCGGTACTTTATATCCACCTCCAAACGTTCGTGGTCTGATTCGCCATCTTGATACGTATCGAATGCGTAGCTGAAGTTCTCCTCTAAGTTGTTGAGGAATATCTGAATGTAGTCCTTGTGGCCGAAGATATCAATCGCGGCTCTCCATTGGTCTAAGCTAATTTCTATATCTGCAACTCTCATAACTCGATTTCTTCATTCATTATTGAATAGTACAATTCGCTGGTAGTGTCAATGTCGAAGTATTGATCACCGATGTTAATCCGGGTGGTGCAGCTTTTAATCTCTACCTCGACCATTCCGATATCGTGGTCCTTTCTCCATTTCCACTTGGCTCGGGTTTCCAGAACTAACTTCCCGTCGATGTTGGCCCGAATGTAGGTTTCATCCTGCTGGTAGTGGTTTACGATGTGATTGGTTACGCGCTCCAACTCGGACTCGATAACCTCTTGAAAATAATTGTAATTCATTGTAGTAAGTGTTGATTCGAAAACAAATATACACTTTATTTTAATATAAACTAAAAAGGTGCTGAATTTTTTTGTTCTTGGATAACGTCGTCGGCATACCTAATCAACTCGGGAATCCAACTTACCTTCATCTTGCCGGTACTTCCTGCTCTGTTCTTAGCTATTATCCATTCACCTTTCCCTTCGGTATTCGAGCCATCGTCGAACTCCATTAGTCCGTAATACTCTGGTCGGTGAAGGAAGCAAACCATATCAGCCTCCTGCTCAATACTTCCCGATTCGCGAAGGTCTGATAACATCGGTTGCTTATTTCCTCGCTCCTCTACCTTTCGGTTTAATTGGCTCAATGCGATTACGGTGCACTTGTGTTGCTTAGCAAGGTTTTTCATCGCAGTTGCGATCTCGTTAATCTCCTGCTCTCGCATATCCTTTGTACCGGATATCCTTTGAATGTAGTCTACCGCTATTAAGTCTATCTTGCGCTTTCCTGCTTCCACCTGGATACGGTTCTGAATCTGCGGAAGCGTTACCGATTCATCTATGGTTAAGTTCCATTTCTCGATTAGTGCAGCTGCTTTGTTGATCTTAATCCACTCCTCTTGGCTCAATCTCTTTCTTCGCATCTGCTCGGAATCTATCTTGGTAAGTTGAATAATCATTCGGCCTATTAACTCCGATGCAGTCATTTCTGCACTTACTACGTGAACGGACTTTCCATCGTAGCAGGCTTGCATTACTTCTCCAATCATTGCAGCCGTCTTACCCATTGCTGGCCGTGCTGCGAAGATAATTAACTGTCCGGGTTGATAACCTCCAGTAAACTTGGTCATCATCTCAATGCTGGACCTAATGCGGCTCGTGTCCGATTCTTGCAGTTGATCGATGAAGGTCTTTATCTGGGTAGTCGTATCTTCGATTCGGTTGCCGTCTATCTGGACTGCCTCCTGGTAGTATTCTCCTACTTTTTTAAGTACGGTATCTATTGGGTCTGTTAGATTGATGGTCTTTATCTTGAGTGCTAACATCTCAATGTTGCGCTTCATTTCCATCTCCAACAGTTGAGTAACGTAATACTCGATGCGCTCATTAGCTACCTTTTCCTGAAGGGTAAGTAACATTACGGACCAACCTTCTTCTGGTGGTGTTTCTCCCTTCAGTTCGTGATCGAGTGCGAATACGTCGATTGTAGCTTTGTTGGATAATCGTTGCATTGCTCTCCATATCTTGCGATGTGGCTCGAAGTAAAAACTGGTTTCTCGAATCATTGAGGAATATTGGAAGTAAAGGTTATTCCAGATGATGAATCTGCCCAGTACGCCTTCTTCGATGGTCTTGTCGTTCATAAGTTGATGTTGTTATATGGTTGTTTAGTTGATTGTGTTTTGTTGTACTTGTTAAATTTATCTTCTCTGATCCACTTAAAAAAGGCTAATCTGTAATCCTTCCATCTAATACCTTTTGTGTTGCTAATGTAATAAACAAAGTCCTCCATCGCCTTTGAACCGTCTTTATTCGGGTACTTATCTTCAGCTTGTTGAATAAGCAACTCCTGGTTCTCCATTACGTACCTCTTTCCAAAATTCTGCGAGGCTTTGTCTATTTCTTCTTTTGTACTATTAGTGTTTTGTATAGTATAGTTATTTGTAGTTGCCGTTTTACCGTCTGTCGGTTTTCCGTCAATCGGTTTTGCGCCATTCGGAATTACGTAATTCGGATCTTCTTTTACGGAAAAGTCATAAACAATATACTGCACTCCATTAAATTGTCCTTTATCGTTTACCTTTTGAACTCTTACGATGTAACCATCTTCCTCAAGTTCATTAAAGGCATCATCGATTCGCTTTCTTCCAGCGTCAAAATGATTGTATAGCTGCTTCTTGTGAACCACCCAATCTAATGGCATACTAAGCAAATAGATGTGAATGGCAAGTCGTACCGGGTTCTTCGTATTCTGAATAATGTCGTTTGGTACGTTTGTGAATCTTTCAGTAAGGTGTGATCTAATAATCATAATGTACAAATAAAAACCCCCGCGTCGATTGGACAAAACGCAGGGGTGATCATAGAAACTAAAACTAAATCTGTACGGAAGGTGTCCAATCTTCATTCAAATATAAAAAAAATATTAATACCTCCGATAAAAGTCGAATAATTTTTGCCGAAGGATATCTAACGTGTTTTCAATCCGCTCATCGAATGGCATCTGATTGTTGATGGTACGAACGTAATGAACAACGCTGGAGTGATCGCGATTGATAAACCCTCCTATCGTGTAATAGGTGATCCCTGCATCTTCTTTGAGCAGATAACCGTAGTACATCCTCGCCATAACTTTGGGTTGCTTACGATTGGCTGATTGCGCATCCTGGACCGTAACTCCGAAATGCTCGCAACAAACCTTGAGTACGTCGAAGGGATTTACCTTCCTGAACTCGTACCATTGCATTGGCCGACTGTACTCGACCTTGCCCTCTGGTGCAACGGGTGCTACCTTCTCTACTGAATAAGTGTAAACCGCTTTCATATCGTATGGATTAATTGGTTAATATATTCCCGAGCGTTATTCACTCGCTGCTGAAGGTCCTCGATAATGGAGTGATCGTACTCCACCTCATAAACCTTTACGCGATGCTTCGGCTCAACTTGTGAATAGTCGTAGTGAATCCGGGTAAGATCTTCAGGTGTTTCCATCAATACGTAAACCAACTCGGCCTTCTTCAATCCAGTCAAATGCATATAAACCTGAAGCTGGTAGTAGTAGTCCTTAGTTGGAATCTCATCCTCAAACAAAGGGAAGGTAAAGTAATTTCAGCTGCTTTTGATATCCACCACCTTATCGCGTGGAAAGATAACATCGGGTGTACCGGTAAAGAAGTCATCCTCGTAGCCATCCTCATTCTTTACTGCTAAATCCCAGCCGAGCACCTTTTCTGCAAAGTTGATTGAATCCTGCTCTACCTCGATTCCTTTGGTAAGGTACTTGGAAGTGATAACTTGGCGCACTCCGTATATCTGCTCCTTAGTCCACTCCTGAAGATAAATCTTGGTGGTTTCTGAAAGGACCTCCCCCTTTTTACGGGGGTTGGTCATTAACTTTCCTGCGGCTGATGCTCTAATTTTGAACTCTTTCATTTTGCTTGATTTGCTTGGATTAGTAATGCTTCACGGTCTGCACCGGTGAGTTTGAACTTGCGATCGATTTGGTTGATGTTTACCGTGTTATCACGGAGTGCGAGTACCGCCTTCTGCCAAGTGGTTGTACCCGGTTTGAGTTCCTCTTTACTCGGTGCGGGTTGGTTACGCTTCATTGCTCTTTCTCCATCGTCGTCGCTCTCTGAGTTTAAGCTGAGTGCACTTGAGATGGAATACCTGCGAGCGTAGGTAATGGCTGAACCCATCGCTTGAGGATCTTTCTCTTTTGCAGCTACTAACTCCGTTCCGAGAATGGAAACGTACTG